CTCTGCGATCAACCGGCATCGGCTTGCCGCTATCGCCAAAGCTTTCTGCTTTTTCTGGCGCAACATATTCCCCGGTCTCACGATCCAAAACACGGGGGTCACCAAATTGCTTGAACCAGCTCTTCTTTGAACCACGAGAAGTCGAGCTCACCTGCACAAATCTGCGAAAATACGTCCGGACTCGAAACGAGCCGTTCGTTACCGATTTCCCGTCAGCTTCTATCTTTAGTACTGGGAAGTCAACTTCGGTTGGTTCCAAGTCGCGATTCGTGAGCCGTACCTGGTAGCTTTTCATCGGTACAAAATATTGAATATCCCCTGTCGGTCCCCGGACAACCTCCCAATACGCGTTGCCGGTTCTTTCGAGATCGCCACGCATCTTTTTTCTAATCTCTATAAAAGACTCTTCAAGCCCCGCGTACAAAAAGAAGTTCTCTAAACGAACTCTTTCGGCGAGAACCGACTTCGCACACGCTTTGTCGCTCTCAAGCCCCTTGGGATCGCCACGATAAACCAAGCGATGACCGAAGCCATCGATATTCGTCTTCATCGCGTCGATACACGGCCCCATCTCCGAGTTGTATTCCGACATAGTCGAGAGCACAAATAGATCAAACGGGGGATCAATCGCGCGCCCCGTAGTTATCAATCTCGAAAGTTCTTCTTCGACCTGTTTGCTCGTGCCAAGTTCTTTGTCTTGCTTCTTTGCTATCCTCTCGGGATTTTCGATAACAACAGCTTTAACTTTTCTACGTCTTACCGATAACGCCTCTGTGGATTCCGGATTCGGTAAATCGCGATTCTTTACAACCTCGCTAAGAACATCGCTACGCTTCGACATGTCGTCTCCTATATCACGCCAAAAGGCTTACGCTTCGGTTTGTCTTGTTTCTTTCTTTTTCTCTTCGCGGCGTATACAGCGTTATCAAACGCGTCGAAAAAATCTTTGTATTTTGATTGCGCCGAAAATAAAACCAGGTGCTCAATCGGCTTCGCGTGAACACGCTTTTTGAAAAACACTCTGCCGTTCTCGAAATATCGCGATAGGTTTATTCCGCGAGTTATTTTATCCACTTGGGTATGAACCTTTATGGCGTTCATCTGGGGACGCTTCAACTTTACGGTTTCTTTCAACGAGATCTGGTACTGATTCGTCTCGATCCCGACACGATACGGCTTATGAATATCATAGTACTCAAGAACCTTTTCCGGTTGCTTACTCGGACGTAAATGCTGCAAATAGTAATCTAGTAAATAAATATAGATATCGTCCTTCGCGATACTTCCAACTATTCCGATAACCGCGATAGCAAACATCGCGTTCTTCTTCTGCTCTTTTTCATCAGCCGAGAGATCGACCCCCATCGTTATGATCATATCGGAAAGCGGCGGGTAATCGGCCTCCTCTATCTGTTGGCAATCATCGTACTGGAAAATCTCGCCCTTCATCGCGTCGGTGTTCATCTGATACTGGGATCCGAAAACAATCGTGCCGAGTTCGTCTTGTTGGTTTAATAAGAACTCAGAAGTGTATTCTTCGGGCCAAGGCGAGTTGTCGTTCACGTCTAACGCAGGGATCTTCAACACTTTCCCTTTGAGTTCGTTCGATTCCAAATGATGGTAGTGATCGTCCCAATGATAAAATGTTCCGTTGTGATGCTGCTCGCCCCGATGTTCCATTCCAGGTTTCGGCGGTAAAATCAGGGGACGATACGTTTTATAGTACCAGGTCTTAACCCTGTTACGGATATGCTCGGTACGCGAGTTATCTTCTGTAACGAGGTCATCGATCAAACCGACATCGAAATGTTTCGAGGTAATGCGGGTGTCGGGACCCGCACACATAATGCTGGTTTCCTTCTGCGTTATCGGGGCGCCAACAATCGAAATCGCGGACACATCCCACTTCGTTACGATCTTTGGATCGTAGAATGTCCCAAACACTTCGGCGAGTCGCTCGTTGCTTTCGTAATGCCCCTTGATGTCACGAAGGATATCGGAAGCCGTTCCCTTACTTTCAGAAATGATAAGAATCCTCAACGCGCGGTTCTTACAATGGAGATGAATCGCTTTTACTACGGTACAAATCGTCGACTTGCCGCAGCCCCGAAACGACAACACGAGATTTTGCGGGTGTTGGAACTGCCACTTCATCATCGCTAAATGAAATGGCTTTACCGTGTAGCCAAGGATAACAGTTGCGAGTATATCTATTCTATTGTGCTCGACAATCTGTCTGCGGAGCCACTCATTAGAAGCGGTACGATACTGTTCATAAACCGAAACGAGTTCGCTACGTTCCAGTCTCTCAAGCTTTTTCGCCGCACCCCTAATGAGCGGGACAATCTCCGCACCACGCGTCATCTCTAGGGCTCTGGCGTCACACCGAAACCGGCGACCTGAACCTTCGTCCCGGTGCCAATCGTACCCGTGATATAGACGAAAATCGTTTTACCAAAAACATCCACGACGTAGTCGTAATGAATCCCGGCACCGGCACCGACACGTTGAATCGCGGGATTCGCCGCTACGAATTGACCCGCGACACCGGCTTCATCGCTCCAAAACATTATGTCAATAGTGATGTCTGCCGTAGCGGTGGGCAGAACTCGAATAATGGCTTTTTCGAAACCTGCCATTACCATACCCCAGCCACGCGTCGTTATATCCCCGCTATCGATCGCGGTAACATCCCTATGCTCGGTAAAAATCGGGGAATGTCTCGGTGCGGAATTCACTGCTTTGTCCTCAATCAAATCGTGCTCACTCAATGGAGTATATGGAGTAAAATCAGTCACAACGCCTCACTTTCTATAGCGTGCCCCCGAAAACATCGAGGGCTTAATCGCTATAACGTCTACCGCTGTTAGTCGATCGCTATGAAATGAAGGATCTCAGTGGCCACGTTGACGTCGGCAAGCGCACCCAAGGTGAACCCGTTTGCCAACGGGGTAATGCCAGCCGATGTTACCACCGACTTTGTGCCGTCTGTTACCTCCTTGAATCCCGAGGCGTCCGCCATGGTCTTCTGCCACTCGACAGAACAAAGACCACCGGAGGAATGGTTCGTCACCTTCACATACCGAGGTCTGAAACCAATGGTAGTGATATCCATCGAAGCTCCTGTTGCTGTTACTGTTCCTACGTATGTTATTTGCATCACTTTCTCCTTTTTGAAAGCGTACTCTTGACAGCGTATCGAACCGCAAGAACCCGATAGCCTGCCCACGTCGCCGTGTGCTGGAGTACTGTTTCTAAAAAGAGGACCACCACGGTCCTCATGAATCGTATCATTTCACCACCCTTCGCCCGCCAAAGGTCTTACTCCTCGAATGACCTTTGACCGGAGTCTTCGGTTGTTTCTTTATCTCGTATAGTGGCCCGACTTCGACATCCATAATCGTGGTATCGCCGAATCTAACCATCATCTGATTGAGAACTTGAATCTCTTGGATGATGTAGCCCCGGAACTCTTTGTTATTCATCGACTTGATCGCTTCGCCTGCGGCGTAGCCCCCACCATCTGCAAGTCGCTGAACCAAGCCGAGCTCGATCCCGGTTTTCAGGATCCGATCAAGAATGTCGGATTTGGCGCGGACCGCACTTACATAACTCGAATTCCCTTCGTGAGCCTTTTTAATAACCTTGTCGAGATCGGTCATGCACTGACGCTGTTCAAGCACGTAACGAACATATGTGTGCTCGGTCGAGCGGCCACGAAGTATCTCGGCTTCGCCATCGTAGAACTTACGCTTTAATTCGAGCAGTTCCTCCCAAGTCAAACCGAGGTCTTTACAGATCTCGTCGTCTTTTTTTTTGTCTACCAAACAAACTCTCAACTTACTGAGAGCTACTCGAAGCGCGTCACCACGAAGTTGTAACATAACTTGAAGTCTTTCCGAGACCTCAAGCCATGTCAATATTTTTTAGAGGTTCAAGTTGATAGGTTCAAGTTGATTCAACTTGAAGTAGGTGAAATAGATTAGACGCCGAACTCGTCGAGATCGACCCAGGTGTGATCGACCAATGACCAGAAATCCCGCCCGTATCCAGCCATTATGTATTGGTACGGAAGCGCGTAAAACCCGTTGTCACCGACATCACGCCCCCAAG